AGATAGGCGCGGTCGAGATAGAGCTTCAGGATTTCGCGCTTGGTCAGCCGCGCTTCCAGCCACAGCGCCAGAAACGCTTCGTTGATCTTGCGCTCCAGCGTCCGGTCTGACGACAGGAACAGGTTCTTGGCCAGCTGCTGGCTCAGGGAGCTGCCGCCCTGAACGACATCATTGGCCTCGATGTTCGCGCGCAGCGCGCGGAAGGTGCCGATGAAATCCAGTCCGAAATGGTTGAAAAAGCGGCGGTCCTCCGTCGCCAGGACGGCCTTGATGAGATGATCCGGGATTTCCTCCAGCGGCACGGCGTCAGAGAACAGAATGCCGCGCTTGCCGATCTCGTTGCCGTAGCGGTCCAGGAAGGTGACGCTGTATTGCGAGGCGGTGCGCCACCCGGCCTTGTTGGTCGCGTCGATGGCTGGAATCGCGAACGACAGCAATACCGCCAGGCCGAGGACGAAAAGGGTCGCGCCCTCGGACGCGAACTCCGCGGCGACCTTGCGCATGCCGGAGACATGGAACCGGCCGAAGAAGTTCGAGTATCCCGCCCAGACGCCCTTGAGCCGGACCCACAGCGCGTAGATGCTGGAATCCACCCAGGCATCGAGCGCCCACCAGTCAACGAAGCGGTTGCGGCGGTTCGGCTTGAAAATCCAGTCGCGCACGGTTGAGCGATCCAGTTGCTGTTTCGCGGGTCAGTCTTAGGCTTTATACTGTGAACGAAGTGGTAAACAAAAGACCGAACTGCCGGCATCCCCGGACAATGGCCAGCACGCAAGGATAAGCGATGGTGGATGCGCCGTCCCGATCATCCGGTTCAGGACCGTTCTGGGAAACCAAGACGCTCGAGGAGTTGACCGAAGACGAGTGGGAAGCGCTGTGCGACGGCTGCGGCCGGTGCTGTCTGGTCAAGCTGGAGGATGTCGAGACCGGCGACCGCTTCGACACGCGGGTGGCCTGCGAACTGCTGGACATCGGCGCATGCCGGTGTTCCGACTACCCGAACCGCCATTCGCGGGTTTCGGACTGCGTCAGCCTGACGCCAGAGGTTGTCCGCAAGCTGGACTGGCTGCCGGACACCTGTGCTTACCGGCTCCGCGCCCAGGGCAAGCCGCTTTACTGGTGGCACCCGCTGCGTTCGGGCGACCCGGAGACCGTGCATCAGGCGGGCATCTCCGTGCGGGAAATCGCGGTGAGCGAGACCAAGGCCGCCGGACGCAGCTACGAGGCCTACGCCATCAAGCCCCGGCGGGCACAGACGGCGTCGCGGCGCGCCGTCAAACGCAGGGCGCGAAAGCGGGCATGACTCACGCGCCCAGCTAAAAATCACGGTTCGCGTGATTTTCGGATTGACAGCGTGCCGCTGTTTTGCTAGCGTCCTGTTACATCGCGAGAGTTGCGCCCGGATGCAGAGTTTGGCGCAGCGCGCCGCTGGCGCATCGTTTGAAGAACAAGCTCTCGCGCCGTATTCCCCTTCACCACATGGATGCGCATGGACGAGGAGGCTTCCTCGAAGTGGGCCGCCGTTGCCGCGGACTACGCCGCTGGCGAACTGACGGTGGCGCAGATTTGTACGCGTTACGGAATTACTCAAAAGGCGCTTTATGCACGGGCGCGGGAACAGGGCTGGCCGCTGCGCAGCGGCCGGGACCGCGCAACCGGGCGCGCGCGCAAAAGCCAGCGCGGCTCCGGCGCGGCGCGCAAGGCCTTGATCGCCCGTCTCTACGAGGCGCTGGAGCGGAAGATGAGCGACTTTGAATCGCGCCAAGCCAATGGCGCGCAAACAGCGGCGGATCATGAACGCGACACACGCACGCTCAACACAATGGTGCGGCTGTTCGAGCGGCTCAGCGCGCTCGACGAAAAAGCCGGCGCGGCGGCGGCCGACGATCGCAGCCTGAACGCCGATGCGCGAGCCCTGCGCGAAGACCTTGCGCGACGCCTTGACCGGCTGCAGGCCGAACACGGCGATTGAGACCTTCATTGCAACGCTTGGCGCGGCGGAACTCCGGTTTCTCCTTCATGACTGGCAGATCTGGGCGCGCGACGATCAGTTGCCGCCGGATGCGGCGCAGGGCGGCGGGGCGTGGACCACGTGGCTATTGCTCGGCGGGCGCGGCAGCGGCAAGACCCGCGCCGGGGCCGAGTGGGTGCGCGGCGTCGCGCTTGGGCGCGCCCCGTTCGCGCGACAGCCGGCCGGGCGTATCGCGCTGATCGCGGACACGCTGGATGATGCAAGGGCCGTGATGGTCGAAGGGGATTCGGGGCTTCTCAGCATACACCCGCCCGGCGAGCGGCCGAATTACGCGGCCTCGAAGCGCGAGCTGGAATGGCCGAATGGCGCGCGCGCCCGGCTGTTCTCCGCCAGCGACCCGGACAGTTTGCGCGGGCCGCAGTTCGACGCCGCATGGTGCGACGAGCTGGCGAAGTGGCCCCGCGCGGAGCAAGCCTGGGACATGCTGCAATTCGGCTTGCGACTGGGCGAGCGCCCGCGCCAGGTCGTAACGACCACGCCGCGCCCGACCCCGCTCATCAAACGGCTTCTGGCCGATCCGAAAACGGCGGTGACGCGCGCGGCGACGCATGCGAACGCCGCAAATCTCGCGCCGGCTTTCCTTGAGGCGATCATCGACCGCTATCGGGGCACGCGGCTCGGCCGCCAGGAGCTTGATGGCGAAGTCATCGAGGATCGCTCGGACAGCCTCTGGCAGCGGGACGCGATTGAGGGGGCGCGGGTGACATCGCCGCCCCCTCTTTCGCGCATCGTGGTCGCGGTCGATCCGCCGGTGACGAGCGGCGAACGCGCCGACGCCTGCGGGATTATCGCCGCCGGTCGTGGGGAAGATGGCCGGGCCTGTGTGCTGGCAGACGCAACGGTGCAGGGCGCGCGGCCCACGGTCTGGGCGGGCGCAGCGGCGCGGCTCTATGACAGCCTGGAAGCGGACTGCATCGTCGCGGAAGTCAATCAGGGCGGCGAGCTGGTGGCCGATGTGCTCGCGCAGGTCGCGCCGCACGCGCCGATCCGCACGGTCCGGGCGGGCCGGGGCAAATACGCCCGCGCCGAGCCGGTAGCCGCGCTTTATGAGCGCGGGCTGGTGTCTCATGCCGGAGTCTTCCCGGCGCTGGAGGACGAGATGTGCGCTTTCGGCCCGGACGGGTTGGAGCACGGCAGCCCCGACCGCGTCGACGCGCTGGTCTGGGCGTTGAGCGATCTGATGCTTGGGACGGCGAAGCCGCCGCGACTGCGCGGTTTCTGAGACCAATTTCCAACAAGACTGAGATTGTTCCGCCCACCGTCATTGCGAGGCCCTTGGGGCCGAAGCAATCCAGCGGTGTCGTGCAGCAGTGCTGGATTGCTTCGCTTCGCTCGCAATGACGGCGCCTTGTCTGATCGGGTGATGTTGTGATTTCGGACGCACATACCTTGGAGGTTTCATGAGCCGAATAACCGAGGCGCTGCAGCGCTGGCTCGGCGCGCAGCCGCCTGAGCGGCGCGGCAGCCTGACCGGCCCGTTCCTCGCGCTGCAGGGCCATGCGCAGCCGGTCTGGTCGCCGCGCAATACCGGCGCGATGGCCCGCGAGGGGTTCATGAAGAACCCGGTGGTCTATCGCTCGGTGCGCATGATTGCCGAGGCCGCCGCGTCGGTGCCGCTGCGTCTGTTCGACGGCGCGGACGAGCTGGAGACCCATCCGCTCCTGGACCTGCTGGCGCGGCCCAATGCCGGCGAGTGCGCGCCGGACCTGTTCGAGGCCTGGTACGGCTCGCTGCTGATCTCGGGCAACGCCTACATGGAAGGCGTGACGCTCGACGGCCAGCCGCGCGAGCTTCACGCACTGCGGTCCGACCGGATGCGCATCGTGCCGGGCGCGGACGGCTGGCCGCGCGCCTATGAATATCAGGCCGATGGGCAGACACTGCGCTTCGATCAGGAGGTGGACGGGGTCCGGCCGATCCTGCACATGCGCCAGTATCACCCCGTCAACGACCATTACGGCATGAGCCCGCTGGAGCCGGCGGCGATGGCCATCGACATCCATAACGCTGCTTCGGGCTGGAACAAGGCCTTGCTCGATAACGCCGCCCAGCCCTCCGGCGCGCTGGTCTATTCCGGCGGCGACGGTCACCTGAGCGAAGAGCAATACGAGCGGCTGAAGGGCGAACTGGAGGCGACCTACGCGGGCGCGCGCAACGCCGGCCGGCCGATGCTGCTGGAAGGCGGGCTGGACTGGAAGATGATGTCGATGAGCCCGCGCGACATGGATTTCATCAGCGCAAAGAACCTGGCCGCGCGGGAGATCGCGCTGGCGCTGGGCGTCCCGCCGATGCTGCTCGGCATCCCCGGCGACAACACCTACGCGAACTTTCAAGAGGCGAACCGCAGCTTCTGGCGTCAGACGGTATTGCCGCTGGTGAACCGCACGCTGCAGGCGCTGGGCGGCTGGCTTGCGCCGGCCTATGGCGAGGGGCTGACGCTCAGACCTGCGCTCGACCGTGTCGAGGCGCTGTCCACCGAGCGCGCGGCGCTCTGGGAGCGTGTCGAGAACGCTTCCTTCCTGACGGTCAACGAAAAGCGCGCCGCGATCGGTTACGGCCCGGTCGAGGGCGGCGACACGCTGGCAAGCGCGAGCTGATCCCATGAAAAACCTCTTCGCCAAGTGGGAAAATCGTCATTGCGAGCGAAGCGAAGCAATCCAGAACCAGGTCCCATCGCGGCTGGATTGCTTCAGCCCTTCGGGCTTCGCAATGACGGCGGGCGACCGTTTCCGTTCGGTTGCAAGCAGCACAAAGCGTGCGGAGCCGCCGCTCCGGCGCGAGCGCGGGCCCGTGCGCGTGAGCGAAAGCGACGGTCGCGTGGAAGGCTACGCCAGCCTGTTCGGCGTGCCCGATTACGGCGGCGACCTCGTCATGCCCGGCGCGTTCGCCGCGAGCCTGCGCCGGCGCGGCGCGTCCGGCGTGCGTTTCCTGTTCCAGCACGACGCGGCCCAGCCGATCGGCGTCTGGGACGAGATCCGCGAGGACAAGCGCGGTCTTTATGTGCGCGGGCGGCTTATCGGCGGGGTCATCCGCGCGCGCGAGGTTGCGGAAATGCTGCGCGCGGGCGCGCTTGACGGCCTGTCAATCGGCTTTCGCACCGTGCGCGCCGACCGCGATCCGCGCCTGCGCACGCGCCGGCTTCACGAGATCGACCTCTGGGAAATCTCGGTCGTCACC